CCGCTTTCATTTCAACAAACATTCGCCAGGCCGGAATCATCAAGTCAGGAATACCACGCCTGACCCCTTCGCGGCGCATCTTCTCTGCCACCATTGGATTACGCTCGCCACCATTTGGAATGGCGAAAATCAACACACCAGGATAAGAACGCTCAAACCAGTTGACGGCTGATACCTGCTCCAAATGCTCACTTGTTCGCGCCATTAGCCAACTCCAGTTCGTTATTCCATACAGTCCCGGTTACTTCATACCATTGCGTCCCGGCCTTCTTGCGAAAAGCGACAACTGACGGCATGGCGGCATCATCCTGGCGGTCAATCGCATCCTGAATTGTGCGAACGTGATGGCCCCACGCCTTGATGCAAAACAACCACCAGCGCCTTGCCAGCCATTCATTAGCGGATTCAGGGTGGAACCACTCGCTTACCTTGTGCGGCTTGCCGTCTATCAGGTAGCTGACCTTCAGGCTTTCGCCTTTTGGCGAAAAATGCCGCTCCATTTTCCAGCTTTTTACATCCTGAAACTGCGTCACATAAGGATCACTGGCAATTTTTGCGGCAATTTCTTTCAACTTGTCGTTAGGGTCTACAATTTCTGCCTTGCATGTCGTGCAATACCTTGCTGCTATATCATTCTCGCTATTGCATGATGGGCACTCTTTCGATGCCCACTTGTGCTGGCATCGCTCATGCTTACCTGCCACCAGTACCATTCCCTGGCAACGCCTTCCTAAATGGGCTGGCATGTGTATCCCTTTTGAGTTGGTTATTGGAATGCCGGACAAGTCTACCCAGTTGGATTCACTGTTGATTTCGTATCTGTCCGGGTTTGGTCGGATTCCAAATTGATTGGGGTAATCGCAAGTCGGGCAAATGACCTGTATCCTGTTTCCGCCGGATACCTTCGCTCTTACGATTGGTGAAAAAATGTCACCGCTCGGACAATGCCGCTCAATGTTCTCGGCGTAGTCCAAAATGAGACAGTCCCGTTTTCCTTCATCAATGCGCAATCCACGACCAATGATTTGCTGCAACAAGGCTACCGATTCAGTGGCTCTTAAAATGGCAATAACATCAACATGGGGCGCGTCAAATCCAGTGGTTAGTACCTGAACATTGACAAGGTACTTGAGACGCTTTGCCTTGAAGTCTTTAATTGCCTTGTCACGCGCTTTCTTGTCCGTCTTTCCGTCAATAAAAAATGACCTATCAGGCGGAAGGCTCGCCATAATCTCATGCCCATGCTGAACCGTAGCGGCAAAAAACATCACGCCTTTTCGATTGCGCGACTTCTCAACCACATCAGCAACAATGGCCGCTGTCTTTCTTCCGTGCCCCTCAAATGCGCGCTCTATCGTGTCGGAATCAAACGTGCCTCGCCTGTTTATCGTTAGCTCGCTGGTGTCGTAATGCTCTGGCGGCGCATCAAAAACAGGTTGCGTCAAATATCCCTCATCTATCAGCGTCCGCGCTCCGATCTCATAAACTCTCGAGTGGAAATAAGGCTCTATCGCTTCTTCCACGGCCATACCGTCTACATCACGTCCGTATATGTATCCGGTTCCAAGGCGGTAAGGCGTAGCGGACAGGCCAATAACCCGCAAGTGACGGTTGCTCGCCCGCATGGCATCCACGATGGTTCTAATGGTTGGTGTCGTGCCATGTGCCTCATCAATAATGACGGCTGCAAAATCCTGAAAGCGGCGAACCGCATTCTTGACTGTGCCTGGCGTACCGAAAACGACTGGATGGCGCATGTTCACTGAGCCTGCACTGGCGCTGAATATGCTGGCCTTGGCTCCCGTGTCCTCATACTTGCCATGGTTCTGCACGACCAATTCAGCGGACGGCGCAAGGACAAGAACCCGCTTCTTGCTGTGGCTGTAGATTCGTGATGACAAGTCAGCAATTATGTGGCTCTTACCTGCACCCGTGGCCGCCTCTATCAGGCATGGGTCAACACAACGGCGAACCCATGACCATGCAGCGTCCGATGCTTCTTGTTGATACCAGCGAAGAGTCAAAACGGCGGCTCCTCTAATGTGGCATCAAATGCTGCCATGGTTTCGAGAAGGACGGCATCATCAACCAATCCTTGACGTTGTGCTGCAACGTACTCGGCACTGGTGAACGTGGCCTTGCCTTCCATCTTCACGCCAGCCGGGGCCATGGCAAACTTGCCGTAATCAATAATCATCCGGTCTGCATCAACTCCACAAACTTCATGGCCGGACAACCCCATCAAATGCGGGTGGAATACGTGCTTATCGCAAAGCTCAGTGCCATGCTGGCAGGTAAACTCGCCATTCGTTGCAGAGACATTGGCGCAGGTGCGGCAATTAATAGCCGGCTCTGCATCGCCTTCACAAACCGACTTATGGTCACAGAATCGACAAGTGAAGTCGTTTGTCGGCTCCGGCAAGTTTTCACACTCGATGATGTTGTGCATACGCTCTGATTCCGATTCGGCATAGGACGGATTGTATTCAACCCATTCGATGTGAATATCGGAATTGTCCTTGCACAGCACAATAAACAGGCACTTGATAAGCCGGTTGCCGTGCTTGCTTAGCTGATTCGAGTGGTGCATGTATAGCTGCATTTGGGCCATGTAGTACGATGGCGGCCCATTCTTGACCATCTCCTTGAACCTGGCAGCGTTCGCGGTTTTCATCTCAAGCAAATAGAATTGCCAGTCAATCTCAACCATGCCGTCAATATGGCCTAGCGGCTTTCCCCACTTGTTGAGTAGTTCGGCTTCCCGCTTGTGAATCTTGCAGCCAGCCATCTCAAGATAACGAATCATCAGCGGCTCAAGAGCATGGCCGATATTGAACGTCCTTTGAGTCTCTGGCTTGATGTAATACGTCGTGGCATTTCGCAACGTGAACCACATGGCGCGGTCACACGACTTCCATCGGCTTGCCGTGAGGTATTCGGTGCGGACAGGCGTAGACGCCTGCTCCATCGCCGCATTGATGGTTTCTGCTGTTATCATGGTTTGTCTCTCCTTTTCTCATTGATGCGGACTGGCGAACCAATCCGCATGGGTGAAAATCAGAAGTCGATGTCACCGTCCTCCGTGGCAGTGGAAGGGGCAGGCGCTGCCTTCTGTGCAGGGGCGGTCATACTTGCCACCATCTGCACCCAATTACCCTTCTTGCCGTCCATATCCCAAACCCGGACGCGCAACACCATCGGCTTATTGGTGAGGTTCATCATCAGGTCAGCATCTGAAGGCTTGCCATCCTTGGCCATCAACTTGCCACCGGCATTGAAATCAATGGCGGCGAGCATGGTCAATGCCTTGTCGCGCTTCTTCGGGTCGGCATCTTCTACCTTGATCTTTTGGAAGATGACGCGCTTTTTATACTCGCCATCGACCACATCCCAGCGCAACTTGATGAGCGCGGGGTCATTGTTCTGCGGAAAATCCCACTTTGCCTCCGTGATGATGGCACGAACCATCGTGTTATCCGGGATTGGTTCCATATCACCGCCACCCATTTCAGCAGAGGCAGATGCAGCAACTTTGGCACCAGTAGACAGATTGAAAAATGACATGGTTTTACTCTCCGATAATCTTGATAACAGGGAAAACGGTTTCAGGCTTGCGGAACGGCTCGACATTCAGGTCGGGCGCAACAGACTCAAGCGCAGCATGATAATCAATGCTGCCTTTGCGCTTCTGCCACTTCACCGCAACGTCAAAGCCATTTTCGTCAGAATCGCCAGCCAATCCGATCAATGCGTCTTTCGCATTGTCAAACTTTGCCTTTGCCTCATCCAGCGCCAGCTTGGCCGAACGGTAAGCATAGGCAGCAATCTCCCACTCTCGGTCAAGCCTCATGACAGGCTCCCGATGTGAATTGACAACGGATTAACACCGTTCGCAACTTCAAGCGGCTCGACAATACCATAACGGTTTTTCGACACGTTAGAGGCAGTGGCATGGCATACCAGTTCGCGAGTGCCGTCGCTGATAGCCTTCTTGCGCTCGCCATCGCCCATGGTGAAGGTGCGCAGGCGAATGAAGCCGACCACATCAGTATCATCAACGTATGGCGCTACTGACTTCTTGCTCAGGCGCAGGCTATACCGTGTATAGGCATCCTGATCTGGCAACTCAACCGTCTCTGTCTCGGCATGAGCAATGAATACAACGTGCATTCCTTTACGCTCGTTCAGGATACCGGCAGCTTTCCGGACGCGCTGGTGCATAGTGGCAACGGCAGACAGTCCGGCACCGTAGCCCCCGTTCGCTTGATTGATGCTCTTCGGCTTCTTCGGGTCTGATTCAATGACATGCTGGATGAACATGCGTTCGAGAGCCGTGACCGAATCAATTACGACTGTCTTGTAGTCATGATCCTCCACAATCAGCGCCTGAAGCTGCTCCCACAGATCATCAGCACCGGATAGCAGCGGGAGCGCATCAGGGCGAGTCTCAAGCGGGATAGCCTGAAGGCCATCTTCAGCGCGGATGAAAATCGGATTGGGAAATGATGCGGCGAGCGAAGTCTTACCCATGCCGGCATCACCAAGGATTGTTACGATTACGGGGCGGTCAGCAGGTTTGCTGATCTTTGCAAGAATAGACATAGTGTTCCTCCTTTCTCTGTTCTCTGCGGAATCAATACTACGCCAATGTAATAAACCTTTGCAAGCCATTTTTTTTAGGTTATCTTAGAAACATCAAAACAAAGGTAAAACCGCCATGAAACCAACCCTCACACTCATTGAATCCCTAGAGGCAGCGGAGTACCCGTTGCGATTTATTGCAAGACAGGCAAACGTCCCATATATGAAGCTGTACCGTTTCAAGCGTAGTGAGTACACACTTACGGGCGAAGAAGAAGCGAGAGTTCGGGCGTTTGCTGTAGTTCAGCCATGCATCATGGGGGCCATGAAGTGAGCATTAATTTAATCAGGGACTACACAGAATCAGGCTTTCGGACGTTTGCACTATGGGGATTGTCGCAGGGCCAATGCGAGTGCGGCGATGATAAGTGCGAGGCATTGGGTAAGCATCCTCGCATCTCCAACTGGCAGCACTCGCCAGTGTGGTCAGATGAGCAGCTTGAAACCATGCTGCAATTTACCATCTCGACTGGCTTTGGAGTCTGCCTTGATAACCATCTTGTAATAGACATTGACCCGCGCAATGGCGGGAATGAGTCATACGCAAAACTGGTAAAGGATACCGGAATCGACTATGCCAGCGGATCCGGCTTTGTCGTGGCAACGGGCGGTGGTGGCCGGCACATCTATTTCAGCCGGCCAGAAGGCTCCTACCTTACGCACTTGACCGATTACCCAGGTATCGACTTCAAGACTTCAGGCTATGTTGTCGGCGCTGGAAGCCTGCACAAGTCTGGCGCTGACTATGAGGTTGAATCAGGCAGTCCGTGTGACCTGACCGAAGCACCAGCGCCGCTCCTTGCCATGCTAAAACGCTCGACCCATACCCGCGCAACCCTGAGTGGGAATCAGGTTGATATTTCAGCCGATGAGCTAACCGAAATCATACAGTACATTCCTGACCCCGACAGCTACGACAACTGGGTTTCTGTCGGAATGGGAATCCATCACGCTACGCAAGGCGCGGGCTTCCATATCTGGGATGCGTGGTCACAGCAATCCAGCAAATACGACCCGGAGCAGATGGGCAGGAAGTGGCACTCTTTCGGCAAGAGTGCTAACCCGGTCACCCTTGGCACTCTGATTTTCAAGGCAGAGCAAAATGGGTACGTCGTGCCCGTCACATTCCAGATTGAATCAGCTCCCGCTCCCATTACTGACAGGCCAGATGTACTGCCTTTCGATACGTCATGTTATGACCTGAAACGGCCACCAGGTTTAGTCGGGCAGATTGTCGAAT